GGCTGTATGGTGCTGTTGTTGCTCATGTGTTGGTCTCCCCTTCTTTAAAAGAGGTTTGCACTGGACTTCCACGATAAGGATTACACCAACTTGTTACTGGTTTTCCGTGGCCACCGTTAGTAAGGCTTGCTTTTGTTGTTTTATCTTTCATTTTAATTACTTCCCTTTTCTTAAATTTCCATTCCAAACAGGTCAGTCTGCTTGGCTTGTGGTGTTGTAATAGTTTTGCTTTGCTCTCCTCTCATGAGTTCAGCCATAGACCTCAAAGTCTCTGGTGCTGTCTTGATGTATTTACGAGTGGTGTTTAGGTCTCGGTGTCCCAAGAAACGACCAATTAAGTCCGTATTATAAGCCCCACTGTTAGCCAACGTTGTTGCACAGGTATGTCTGGTCGTATGGAAGGTGTAACGAACGTCCCCACTTAAACAGGCTCTTCTCATGTATTTCCACCCACGATAGAACAACTTACTGTTCCAGTTCTTAGAGACATCAGTTCCTAGTTTTCTGATGGCTCTCAGGGCTTGATCGTTGATGGGCACAGTGCGGCTGTCGCCGTTCTTGGTATGCTCTAAGTAAACCGAGTAGTTCCCTGCCTCATCATGTATTAAAGTTTGCTCGTTGATGCTTCTAATCTCCCCTATTCGCATACCAGTTTGGATGCCTACGATCAGGTAAAACTCTAGGTCTTTGTAGTCATAGCTGTTTCGAAAGTAGGAAGACATTAATTCAATTTGAGACTTTGTAAAGTATAAAGGCCGCTTGTTACCTTTGACCTTACGATACTTAAACTTAGGTACATGGGTTATAAGTTCCTCATTCGTTGCCCAACTGAACACCTTTACCAACATAGCCCCATAGTGATTAATGGTATTATTGGACAACCCTTGTTCCTCAAGACTGTCAAAGAAGCGGTGGATGTGGCTCGGCTTAAAGTCGCCTATGCCCCTTGTCTCATAATCAGAGAAAGAGGCAAATCGCTCGGCTTTGGTGATGCTTCTGGCTCGGTGGGCTTCAGTGCCGTCCCAGATTAGCTTAGAGTCGCTGTAGACTAACTCAAGAAAAGTCATTGGACTACCTCTTGTTTATCTACCCATTCCTCATGGATATGCTCATCGTACATCTCGTCTATGTCGCCTATATCAGCAGACAACTTTATGTGTGCGTTATCAATTGATACATCTGGCAAATAGGTTTTAATGAAGCCATATTTACCTACACCTACCTCAATTGATATTCTATGCTGAGAGATAGATAATAGGGTATGAAAGTCATCATTTGATAGACTGTTTGCTATATTCATAATTTCTTTAATGTTCATTGGACTGTCTCCCTTGTTGCTCACGGACTGCCATGTCTATTGCTCCAGCCTTGGCTTGCTCTAGTTCCTGTGGTGTCAGATTGCTTGCCATTGCTTGCGCCAGTGTTGCGGCGGCCTGTGCCCTGTCAATTGATCTGGCGGTTAGACTACGGAACAAGGCGACTTGCATTGCTTCTATTGTTGTCTCTGGGGTGTAGTTGGTGATCATGATGTCACCTCTTCGAATATGGCTTTTACTTGCGCTAATTCTTCTGGTGTCAACATCATTGCTATTTCTTCAGCAAGGCGTGTTGCCTGTTCTGCTTTGGCTTCTGTTGGTGCTGTTATGGCTAGGTCTAAAGCCATTTCAAATGCTTGTGTCGGTTTCATTCTTTTGTTCCTTCTCTGGTTCCATGCTTGATTGCATGAGCAAACCCAACGCCTTGACGCTGGGCTAACTGATGCAATCAACTGGCTAGTTCTCGCTGTATCTTTAGACCCTTGAGAAGCATTGCTTCAGCGTCTGCCTTCTGACCCCTTCTCAATCGCTCGTAAGCCCATGAGACCCAACCAGCGGCGTCATGTGATAAGACTTCTGGTCGCTCGGCTGGGGTTGGCTCTGGCTTGCTCTCGACTGCCATTGATCCCACTGAGTTTTGGTTAAGGAATGCCAGCAAGTCAGCCTTCATGACTGGGACATCAACCTCAATGTATTTGCCATCAAGTTTTCTAGCGTCTGCTTGAGTGCCTGCCCAGTCGCCGCGTTTGTTTGTGTAAAGTCTCATGACTGCACCTCTTCCATGTTGATGTAAGCTGTTTTTGGTGTGTCAAAAAGTATATCCAGCATTTCATCTTGGACATCTGAGTGGGGTAACTTATTCAGTCTGGCGGTTTCTTCTATGACCAAAAAGTCAGGTGTATATTCCATTATTGTCTTAATACAGCTCTGCCTATCGGCCTCTAGCATAATTTGATAATCAGTCATTCTTTTGTTTCCTTTGTTAACTAGCGGCTAAGTCCACTGGATGACCCACGCCGTAGCATGGGTGCACCAGTAGGCTCACAAGAAGTCTTTACACTTGGCTAGGTTGTGGGGTGATTGCTCAGTGTCTGCCCATCGTTGGCCTACTTTACGAGTGCGCCAAGGGTAGCCCTCGAAGCACTCTTCTTTGTGCCAAGACATTATCTGAGCCACTAGCTTTTTTATGACCTGTCGCTCATCGCCACCCTTTTTGATTGCCGCTTTATACTGTCGATACAAAGACCCCATATCCCATTCTTGAGCACCAATCTGGTTGACACGTTTTAGCTCAAGTGGAAGCAAGTCGTAGGCTTCAAGGTCAGTCATCCGTGGCTTGTAGTTGATGCGTGATGTCCTTGAGTTACTCATGACGAGTAACCCCAGATTACGATTACAACTGCAAGGATGATGCCAGACAACAAAGCGAATGATGCTAGGGCGTCTGGTGTTAACATGCGGTTTAGAAGGTTTCTCATGACTGCACCTCCAACTCATAACCAATCGAAGTCAGTTCAGCCTTTAGGTCGCTATATTCATCAGCTGTCGCTGGGCTTAGTTCATCAATGAGATCATCTGATGCGCCCCCATGCTGTCCGATGTGCATATAAGACAAGATGAACTGGTTGTTGTCATTGTCCTGACCTGTAAGCAACTCAGGAAACAAGGCGATCACATCGCCATCTGTAAACTTTCTGAATGTCACTAGATCGCTCATGCTACTTCTCCCACTTGTTCAGCGTGGAACTCTGTCACATAGTCGATCAACTCAGAGTTAAGGTTGTGAAGTAGTTCAGTTCCTAAGTAATCAACGATAACTTTCTGAGCGTATCCGTAAGAACACTGTGCATCATGTGCAATGTACTTAGTAAACTGCTCGATAACGAAAGAACGTAGCTTCTTACGGTTTCCTTCGCACTCACCTATTCGCTTTAGGTTCTGTCTATAGTGGTCTTCGCCTAAGTAAGACCCATCGAGCCAGCAAGAGAACATTCTGAGTGTGTGGTTGTCTCCAGCCATTGCAAGAACATGGCTATTCACGGCTTCGTCTATGCCCTGTAGGTCTCTGATGATGTTGCTTTTGATTTCATTTGTCATTCTTAAGTTCCTTCTTTGGTTAAGAAGTCACTTGCTGTCTGACTAATCCCTCGGCCTGTTGTTGGCTTTGGTCTGCGACTTGATCCGCTTTGGTGGAGGGAGTTACAGTCCCCTGCCACACCTTGCGGCCTGTCGCCCATCTATAGTCGTCGGGCTAGTGCCTTCGGTATACCCAAGGAAATACAGCATACAGTATCCCCCGTCAACCCACATATGGCAATTAATTACCCATTGAATACTTGTGTCACCCTTTAGAACAAAAGAACCACCAATATACGACGACAGAGACCACAGGCCAGACTATTAGGCAGTGAAGGCCTTGGTAGAACTACAGCTCCCTCAGACTTCCCTTGAGGTGCTGATGATCCCAAGGCCGAGAGACTATAGACTACTAAAGACTACCTTCGAACATCCTCTCCATGACAAACAATAAAGACTATAGACAACTAAAGACAGAGACTAGGACGACTATAGATACTAAGGACAACTAAAGATGACTACAGAGAACCAAAGCCAACCTGAGATCATACGCCTTTCTATTGTGGTAGTCGTTGGTGTTGTCTTATGTCTATTGTCTGTCGTTGGTCTGTCTGTAGTGTCTGGGGTCTACTGGAACGCATAAGTGGCAGTGATTATCATTGGTTGTCTTGGGTTAACTAAGGATGACTAAAGATGTCCCAATGTTTGCTTAAAGCACATATGGCACAACCAGATAAATTTCCCTAGCTAATGTCTAATGTCATGGGATTGTCTTTAGTATTTACCACCAGATACCGAGGGATACATCATCCTTCACCTGTACTTATCCATAGAAAACAACAGGTTACACAAGAGACCACTAGATTTTTTATAGGTTCACAGGATTTCAGACCCCCCGTACCTTAATTTTAACATCAATTTCAAAAAGAAGGCTAAAGGTTGTTCTTGTTGTTGTTGTTGTTCGGCCTTCGAAACAAGAGCCATCCCCAGAAACACAACAGAGGAACCCCAGATATGGCACTCGAAACAGGAACTTACGTCAACAGCCTCAACGCCTCAAACCCAGCCTCCACAGACGGCTTGGCGCAAGCTGATGACCACTTACGATTAATCAAGAGCACCCTTCTCTCCACGTTGCCCAACGTCACTGGAGCAATCACATCGTCACACACAGAACTCAATGTTCTCGATGGTGTCACAGCGTCAACTACAGAGATCAATAAGCTAGACGGATTGACTGCCACGACATCCCAGTTAAACAGCCTAGCCGCTGGTGGAGCCATCCCTGCTGGTGGTATCATAATGTGGTCTGGGGCAGTCTCAGCGATACCTAGTGGTTGGGTCTTATGTAATGGTTCTAATAGTACCCCAGACCTTCGTAATCGGTTTGTGGTGGGTGCTGGCTCATCTTATAGTGTCAATGACACTGGTGGTACTGATAGTGTCTCACTGTCTACAGCCAACATACCAGCACACAGTCACAGCTTTAGTGGCTCTGGTACTACCAGCACTATAGGAAACCACACGCACCCTGACGTAGCACAGCCGCATCCTACAGACACTGGACGAGATGGTGACGCTGGTTCTCCAGTGACAGGTCTTAATGAGTTCAACAAACTAGGGAACTCCACAGGAGCCGCTGGTAGCCACAACCACACATTCTCAGTCAGTGGTACAACAGGCAACACTGGTAGCGGAAGTTCACATGAGAACAGACCACCATACTATGCCCTAGCGTACATAATGAAAACTTAATGGAGTAGTAGCCCATGACTAACCTCCCTATCCGTGGGCTTGGGTCTGTTGGTGTCATTACAGACATCGACCCATACAGCCTACCCATCAATGCCTACACTAGAGCTAAGAACGTCAGGTTCAATGAAGCCAAAGTAACAAGAGCACCAGTATACAGGAGTATCTCAGGTAACCTTACTGTTACCCCTAAGTTCATCTATGGTATCGATGCCCTCACGGGATTTGATACAGTTATAGTGGTGGATGATACCTTTGACATCTATGAGATGTCTAATGGTGTCCTATCACAGAAGTTCAACAGTTCACTGTCTGCATCATATATTACACCCGTGACAGCTACGATCCTTGCAGACGTACAGTACATCAACAGAGCAAACACAGTGCCAGTACATAGAGTACCCAGCGCAACTAACTTTACTGCATTGCCTAACTGGCCTTCTGGTGTAACCACGACAGCCATGAGATCATATGGTGACTTCTTACTTGCACTAGGCACTATAGAAAGCGGCGTAGAGTTCCCTAACAGGGTTCGCTTTAGTGACCCCGTGTTAGCTAACCAAGTCCCTAGTACATGGGATGCCTCAGACTTAACCAACAGTGCTGGCTTTAATGACTTAGTGCAAATGAAGACCCCCTATAGTTGATGGTGCTACCCTAGGCTCCAACTTCCTTGTCTATTCACAAGACCAAGTGTGGATGATGGAGTTTGTCGGCGGTGCATTCATCTTTAACTTTAGGAAACTCTTTGATGACGCTGGGGTAATCAACCAGAACTGCATCCAAGAAGTCGAAGGTAAACACTATGTCTTTGATAGGGATGATGTCTATGTAACTGATGGCAACACCAGACAATCTATATGTGACGGAAGAATCCGTGACTACATCTTTAATGGCCTAGACAACTCAAAGACTGAACAGTGTTTTGTCTTACATAATTCACTGCTCGAAGAGTTATACTTTTGTTACCATACGGGCGACGATATGGCTGAATATGCAGAAGGTGACGCATGTAACCGAGCCGCTGTCTATAACTACAAAGAAGACATCTGGTCATTCTATGATTTGCCTAACGTAGTTTCTGGTGCACAAGCCAACGTAAACTCTGTGTCTACATACGCAGACGCCACGACTACCTACGAAAACGTAGGTGGCTCATATCACACCCAAGAAAGCCCATACCAAAGACATCCACTTGTCCTAGCAAAAGCTGGGGGTGGGGTAGCTAACAGCAAGGTCTATGGTATCGACTTGATTGAAAAAGGTAGTCTATCACAGCCTATAGACACGGCAGTATCTAAGCCGTTCTTCCTTGAGCGTGTGGGTCTTGACCTTGATGACCAAGGCATACCCCTCACTGGCTATAAGATCATATCTAAGATCACACCACAGATTTCTACAGACAGCTCAGAAGGTAGCTTTGTGTTTACTTTTGGAGCCGCAGACTTACCACATGCCGCCCCTAACTATGGGTCGCCCGTAGCGTTTGATGCCCTCTACAACTACAAAGTCGATACTCGTATGTCAGGTAGATACCTGTCGTACAAGATGACAGCTGGAGTAGACAAAGACTTCAACTACACGGGTATGGATGTCGAGATCAATGTCACTGGTCGGAGGTAACTTATGGCTATCTCAGATAAAATTAATATGCTGGTGTCTGCTTATGTCAGACGCCAAGCACCAACACTCTCTCCAGAGTTTCTTCCTAACTACCTACAGGAAGAACTACGAGAGATCGAAGCGTCTATAAAATCATTAGCAGACGCAAGTACCCAAGTAACCGACAGAGAACCTACCAACCCAAGAAAGGGCATGGTGCGTTATGCCGTGTACCCTTGGGAACCATTAGGATCAGGCGTATCTAAACTTGTTGTCTACAACGGCACAGCTTGGGTAGCCGTATAACAAGTAGCGGAGCTACGGAAGCTATGCTAGAAAGGATATCTATGTGGGGCGCAGTTATAGGTGCTGGAGCCAGCTTACTTGGCTCAAAGATGCAATCAAAAGCACAAGATAAAGCAAACGCGGCTAACATGGCTTCGTTCAACCAATACAAACCATACGTGGATGCTAACCTAAAAGGCAGTCAAGGCGCACTGGATGGTGTGTTGAGCACAGGAGCCTACCAAGGTGACACTCTAGCCGCACCTAACCAGTTCCAGACAGGCACTGCCAATACTATGGGCAACTTTGGTACTAACATGATGAACAGCGGTAACGCCATGATGGGCAATACAGCTGGCTTTGGTAACAATGCAAACTCATTGTACGGACAGTATCAAGGTATGGCTAATGCGGCACAGCAAGACCGACTTAGTAATGCTATGGACTACGCATCAGCAAACTCTGGCTCTCTAGTAGACGCCGCAATGCGTGATGATCGTCGTAACCTACAAGAGAACACCTTGACTGGCATAGACATGGCGGCAATGGGCTCTGGCAACATGAACTCTAGTCGCGCTGGTATAGCAGAAGCAGTAGCTAACCGAGCATATGACGACAGACGTGCCGATGTAGCTACAAACATCCAGAATAGTCTTATAGATCGTAGTCTAAACCAACAGGCACAACAGTTCCGTGACCAAGGTTCTGCATTGCAGGGTGCTGGACAAGCAAACCAAAGCATCCAAAGTGCTTATGGTGTAGGTCTGGACACACTTGGACAAGGTGCTAACTTCGGCATGAACGCTGGTAACGCCTTACAAGGCTTCGATCAGGCACAGCTAAACGACCAAAGACAACGATTTGAAGACCAACGTGACTTTGAACTTGAGCAACGTAAAGGATACCAAGCTGGTATCTTAGGCAGAGCACCAGATACATCGAACAAGTTCCAAGCTAACATGAATAATCCGTATGCCGCCGCACTAGGTGGTGGTATGGCTGGCTTTGGTTTTCAGCAAGAGTATTTCCCACAAGCACAACAAGGTACAGGGTCTTTCTTTAGAGGCCGTACAGTCAACCCACACATGAGATAAAGGAGGTTTCTAATGTCACGCGCTATATTGCTTAATAAACGTAGAAAAAAGAAACCTGTTAGCCTACCTCGGTATACATTGAGTCAGGCGGCTACTGACCAGATGAACCAAGACAATAGTTTATCTAGTATTATGAATACTGATGCTTTCAAACTATCAAGAGGTAATGTAAATGCTGATGGTTACATAGATCAATTCATGCCCCCTCCACCTGTTCTTTATAGTAACCCAGAAGAAAATGACTTTGGACAGCTAGATTATAAGCCAAGACCATCTTTGGAAATAAACTATGTTGGTCAAGAGGACAGTACATCACCTAGAGTTAATGCGTCTAACGCCTATGGAATGCCAGCAAAATACAAAGCAATTCTTGAAGCAGAGGCCGCAGACAAAGCCTTAGTTAATGAAGCAAATGCAGTTTTAGATGGTGTAGAAGGTAACGGCTTCGAAGATTACACATTAAGTAATGCCACACAGCCAGTATCTTATGAAAACGAGAGATATAACACTCTCCCCAAAGAAGCACTTGGAGACCCCTATGACGAGACTCCACCTGTTATGAAAGATGCACTTGGCGACCCTTATGATGAGACCCCTCCTGTTTTGAAAGATAATACCAAAAAAGGGGGATTGGGTGAAACCGATACAAATAATGGCGTCTTAAATACACAAGTGACAACCACAGCTTCTGAAGATCGTATGTCTTCACCTGTATCTGGCAATGCCCGTGGCTCTATGATGCCATTCGCTAAGATCAACAGAAACGAAGCACTTATGCGTATTGGTGGTGCTATGGTCGGTGGTTCATCTCAAGGTTTCTCTGGTGCAGTGAAAGCCGCAACAGACGAGTTTGGTAACATCCAAGATGCTAACAGACAGGCAGAGACAGCCGCATTCAACA